TACCCTGCGGCGTCGTCGCCGTCTCCGACGTCTGAGGAACCTGCGAAATAACAACCGGCGAGCTACCGCCGCCTAAATACTCCGGCCGCTGCAGCCGCGAATCCGGAGAAGTCACACCGAAGTGAGCCTTAATAACCTCGGTATACCGAGTACCACCTCGCGCATCGCGCTCAAGCAACTTCTGAATCTGAAAAGCTTCACGTAGCTGGTTAATCGTCGCCGCCGTCGCAGTCGACAAATCCGCATACATCAAACCAGCATCAGGCGTCGCTCCGCCCTGAGAAGTCAAAACAACAAAACCGCCAGCGGTCCCATCGGTATCCATGGCGACATTGTCCGCCTGGACCGATGACGCAATACCAAGCGATAGATTCTCTACCGCATCCGTCGTGACGTTAGCCCTGGTTCCCAGGGGCAACGACACCGCCACTCCCTTCTGTGGGGAGGGCAAGCACGACGTAAAATAATCATGCCGCTTACCACGACGCTGCAGCGCGAAATCGCCAACTACCTCCGGACCATCCGTCGTTAACACCGTCAAACTATCCTGCAAATTCTCGTCACGAAACCAATCGTTCCAAATCAAATTGTACGCGCGTAGCGGAAGCGCATTAACCGCCAACGCGGCAACCTGCGTCGGCAAACCAAAATAATCATAAATACTGCCTTCGGCAAAAATCCCGTTAATAACGGGAATCAAAAAACTCGTCGAGTCGCCCGGATCATCCTGCGACCCGCAAAACTTCTCCCAGTTATCCCAAATTAAACGATGAGGCACGGCGAAAAAAAACGTCTCCATGTACAAATTGTCCATCAGCGGAAAAATGGGCGTCGCCATCCTCGCGAAACCCGTCATATCCAAATTAAACGTGTCTCCTGGCAACGCCTCATCAATAAAAATCGGGATCAACAACCCCGCATCAAACGTAGTCTTTAACCCATGACTACGATCAAACGAAGAACGAGGAATATCCGCCCTCGGAACCTCGGAAAACTTGTGTCCCATTACACTACGTTGTTTCATCATTCCTCTCCACGTTCAACATATCCAATCCACCATCGCCCTTACTAAATCCCAAGGGCAGCTCTGGCTCATACTCGCCATCGACAACAAGCTCCAACCCATTAACCACCTTCAAGGCGCTGGGGGAGCAACTAACCACACACACTGAATCATCAAACGAGCCCAACTCGAATAAAGTGTAATCAGCAGGATGCTTACCAAACTGATGATCACTAGAATTAATACAGTCACCAAAGACACGTAACGCCATGCCCGACTCAGGTAAAAAAAACGGTATCAAATACGCCTTAGCGGCAGAATCAAAAATGCAAAACATTTTATGTTTCATACGAGCCTCTCCTCGGCAAACGAGCTTCTTCAAGCTCCTGGCAACGCTCCCGAACCGCTAAACGCGCGGGAGTACTATCATCCTTATGCTTCAAACCAGCGCGAACACGATCAGCCTTAATCCTCGCAAAATCCTGCGGATTCTCTTGCTCGTAAATACAATCGTAAAAACGCGGCGGCCGCATCTTACGGCCCCGCAAAATAACGTCATCACCGGGGAACACATCCCCGCGGTACTTCTCGTACCAATCACGCCCGATCCCGGGCCTACGACTCATCGTCGTATACTCCGGCTCAAGCGCCGTTAACTCGCCGGTAACATCATCACACCCCAAATAATGCTCTGCTGCGCCATCACCAGTAACCTTCTTCATAATATATCGAGCTGTATAAGCAGCCGACTCAAAGGTAAGTGACCCAACAGAACCAAAACCACGATTCCAAACAGAATCAAGAACGTCAGAAGTAAACAAACGATTACCGTTTGACACCTTGAATAACTTCTTATCCGCAAAATCAAAATTGAAAAGGCACGCATGATAATGAGGTCGTCGAAATCTCGACCCATACTCCCCGGCATGAAAAAACCGAATCCGCCTGCCTACAAACCGAGACCGCAAGCGCTTCATAAAACCTTGAAAATGATTCTTCTTCAAAGAACCATCCCTCGGTAAATACTCATCACTATACGTGAGAGTAATAAAACAGTTTTCCTCATACAAAGACGCTTCATGCACACATCGCATCGCCCACTGACGTGATCGCTCTAACCGACAGCCAATACATTGGCCGCACGGCAAAGGAAAACCAAAGCCAACGCCCTTGGCGTGGCTAAACGTAATCGCCTGACTATCATCGCGCCACGCTCTCAGCGGATGGAAACACGCCACCTACAGGCGGATCCCACCACGCATAGGACGACTACGTACATTCTTCCGGTGAGAACCCGACTTCCGGGTAAAATCACGCTTCGACTTACGTCGATTCATCTTCGATCGCTTCCTACCGTACGCCACAATCCACCTCCAGAATCAAAAAAAAGGGGCACTAGGTGTGCATTCCACGCGCCACCATCATGCCCCAAAAAGGACTGAACAGCCAAAAAGCTGTCAGTCCACACAGTTACATCAAGTAATCACTGTGTCAGGGGGCGCCACAGGGCCCCCACCGGCCGCATTGTCATCAACCAATACTTCCGGAGACGAAGGAGCAGCTTCCGCACTAGCTGGCAATACAGCAGCCTCCCGTTCTACTTCCGGCCTTCTGACAGCCAGCCCAAGCTCTATTAGCTCCTCCTCGTTCTCCGGATTCTGAACAAACTCCAAAAAATCGCCCGGATCACCACCAAACCGACGCCGGACTTTCGCCGGCAAATCACCAAACATCTGATCCGCTTTGGTAACCACATTCATAGCTTCATGAAAAGAAACGCTCGACGCAAACCCGTACTCGCCTCCATACCGCGACACGTGGTCAAGCACCCCGGTCTTGGTATAACGAGCCAGAATATTCTCTATCTCTGACTCTTCTCGAAAGGACTGCTTAGTCCTAGAAGCCCCCTTCGGCACTGACTGCACTCGAGGACCCAAATTCGCTGCGCTAAAAATTTCCATCACTCACCTCGACGCCCCGCAGGGCCTCTTCGTTCGTTATAAATCGTCGACCCATCCGGGCGACGAATACCAACCGCACCCCTACGGGTGCGCAAATTCTCAGAAATCCACCGCTCAACCCGAGCGCGTAAATCTTTAGCGCTCTGAGCGGAACTAGACAAAAAATCTTCGAAACGATCCATCTGAATCTTAGCACCACCAGCCGCCAAATTCCGAGCAACCGGAGCCACCCGGTTAAAATCGTCAATCAACGTACCTAACCAATCCCCGACTCCCGCCGGGCCTGCAATGACCTGACTCTGTAAAGAAGTCTGCTTCGTATCGGCCTGAGTTTTCAACTCCACGGCCTTAAGATTCCGAATCTCCTGGGTCATGCGACGAGCCGCCAACGCGCTCGAAACAGCAGGAGTAACCACATCCTGCACCGGCGCCGCAGCGCCTCCCGGGGACGAAGCCCCCGAACCCCCCGTCGCGGATAAAATAGGATTCAAACCCGCTGCGCGTAAATCCCTAACCTCCCGCTGGTGAGCGGTCGAACTCATCCGCTCCTGAAACGCCATCTGCCGTTCCGCCTGCGCGGAAGCAGCTTTATTACGCTGACTTCCGCCAAACAAAGAAGCCGCCCCCGATATAACGGACGGCGCCAACGCTCCGACCAACGGAAACGCCATTAGAAATGGTCAATCATGCCAGGCACACCAAACAACGGCATCGGCCGAGCACAACGCAGCGAAAAATAAGAATCGAACAAAAAATGCGGCTCAGCGGGCACCGCGATCACACGATCGACGGGAGGCGTATCCGCGATGAACGACGCGTTCAACACCGGCAACGCCGCAAAATCCTGCGACAAATGCCACGAATCCAACGTACCCGTCGCGTTCGAACGAAACAACGAAGTGATCATAGAAGGCTTATACCGATACTCCGCGTACCGCTCCTGATAACCGAAAACTAAAACATCAGCCGCCAAGCCTTGAGCAAATATCTCATCATTCGTAACGGCCTGCTCGCCAATATGGCTCAACGCAGGCCAATAATAATCAAAACGACTCTGTCGTCTCCACATCCGGTTCAAACCTTGCTGATAAGTCAAATCAGCACGAACCGATAACAGCCCAATCAAAACACAGTGTTCGGTGAACGACTTCGTAAACCCGTGATTGTGCAGACTCGCAGTTCCATACGCCGCCAGAGTACCCTGCGGCGTCGTCGCCGTCTCCGACGTCTGAGGAACCTGCGAAATAACAACCGGCGAGCTACCGCCGCCTAAATACTCCGGCCGCTGCAGCCGCGAATCCGGAGAAGTCACACCGAAGTGAGCCTTAATAACCTCGGTAT